GTTGAGAAAGGACAAAATACTCTGATAGTCGTTCCGACGACATCCCTTGTAGAGCAGATGTATAAAGACTTTGCAGATTATGGGTGGGATGTGGGTTCATATTGCCACAAGATATACGCAGGAAAAGAAAGAGAAACTGACTCTCAGGTGATCATTACGACCTGGCAGTCCATCTACAAACTTCCCCGACAATACTTTTCAAGATTTAATGTGGTCGTAGGAGATGAAGCACACCAGTTTAAATCAAAGTCATTAGTATCTATAATGACAAAACTTTCTGATGCGAAGTATCGTTATGGATTTACAGGAACCCTAGACGGAACTCAGACGCACAAGTGGGTTCTAGAAGGTCTATTTGGTCCTTCCTATAAAATCATCAGAACAGAAGAACTGATGCAGAAAGGTCATGTCGCTAAATTGGATATTAATATACTGCTATTGAAACACCCACCGAATAAATTTGAGAACTTTGAAGAAGAAGTTCAATATATTATCAATCACGAGAAACGCAATAAGTTCATCAGAAACCTTGCTCTTGATCTTAAAGGCAATACTTTAATTTTATTTTCCAGAGTTGAAGGTCACGGACAACCTTTATATGACCTCATAAATAGTAGCACGGTTGAACAACGCCACGTATTCTTTGTTCATGGTGGTGTAGATACAGAAGACCGAGAAAAAGTCAGAGAAATTACCGAAAAAGAAAATAATGCTATTATCGTGGCTTCTTACGGTACTTTTTCTACTGGTATTAACATCAGAAATCTACATAATGTTATCTTTGCTTCCCCTAGTAAATCAAGAATCAGAAACCTCCAATCAATCGGAAGAGTCTTAAGAAAGAGCGACAATAAGACTAAAGCAACTCTATATGACATTGCCGATGATATTAGTTATAAGTCAAGAAAAAATTATACACTCAACCATTTAATAGAAAGAATTAAAGTTTATAACGAAGAAAACTTTAACTATGATATTGTAAACATTCCGCTAAAGAACTAATGGGAGAAGAGTTTTACGCAATCATAAAATTAATTTCAGGAGAAGAAATCATTTCTCTTGTCTCAGTAGATGAGAATGATGGCGATCCTTTAATTATTCTCCAAAATCCTCTTACGATGAAAATGATTCATTCACCAACTGGATCTTATATCAAAGTAAAACCTTGGATGGAATTATCTGATGATGATATTTTTATCATTAGACTTGATCGTGTAATTACAATGACAGAAACAAAAGATCAGAAAGTTATTCAAGTTTACGAATCATACATTAACGATGATGAAGAAGATAGTATTGATATCTACAGACCAAGCGGACAAGTAAAGCCTTCAAGTAAGATGGGATATATCTCTTCAGTGGATGATGCCCGCAAGAGACTTGAAAGAATCTTTAAAGGTCTTAAAGAAAGCTAAATCTTATCTTCAACGGAGACAAACCTAGTCTACACATCTTTTTCAATCTTGTCAAGCCCTAAAAGTGTGCTATAATTAACACAAATTATAAGATTGTTAAACCAATGCTATGCCAAAGAAAAAATCAGAACATTATGTGAATAACAAAGAGTTACTAGAAGCACTCATTGTTTATAGGACTAAAGTTGCCGCTGCTAAAGAGGCAGGTCTTCCCAAACCACGTATTACAAATTACTTAGGTGAATGCTTCTTAAAGATTGCGACTCATTTATCTTATAAACCGAACTTTGTCAACTACATGTTTCGGGATGATATGATTTCTGATGGCATAGAAAACTGCGTTCAGTATATTCACAACTTTAATCCAGAAAAGTCTCAAAACCCCTTTGCTTATTTTACTCAGATTATTCACTACGCATTTCTGAGACGTATTCAAAAGGAAAAGAAACAGTTAGATATCAAAACTAAAATCATTGAACGCACTGGGTTTGATGAGGTAATGGTGGTTGACGACAGCTTGCTTTCTGGTAGCAGTTCGGACTATAACACAATTAAAGATAATATTTCTTACAAGAACCGATGAAGCACCATAATGTATAAATAATTAAAGCATTACGGAGCATTATGCCTAACCAGTATAGTGGTGTTGGAAGAGAAAATAGATTACAAGCAATAGAAGAAGGTAAGAAAACTTATATCGGTTCTACTGCCTGTAAACATTGTGGTAGTTATGAAAAGTATGTGTCCACTTCTAGTTGTTCTCCTTGTGCTATTAGAAAGGGACTTGAAAAACTTAATAATTCCGAGTTGATGAAACCTTATAGGACGAAGGAGAAGAAACAACAGTATTATGAAAATAATAGGGAACTAGTTAATTCTATCAAAAGCAAATATGCTAAATCTGAAAGAGGTAAAGCAGTAAGTTGTGAAAAACAAAGGAGAAGACACGCTAGATTGAAACAAGGTATCCCAATTGAAATTACTGAAAATGAACTAAGGGAAATACAGAAAATATATCAAGAGGCACAGCACTTGACTTTTACTACTGGAGTGCAGTATGATGTGGACCATATTATTCCCCTATTTGAAGGTGGACTACATCATCCAGATAATCTTCAAATCATTTCTCACGAAGAACATCTTATGAAAACCGCAAAAGAAAATAGTAGGAGGCAACAAAAGTGAAGGTTGGTGTAATTTCGGACACACATTATGGGTGTAAAAAAGGATCAAAGTATCTTCACGATTACTTTGAACTCTTTTATAAAAATGTATTTTTCCCTACACTTGAAGAACAGGGGGTAGAGGCAGTCATTCATATGGGTGATGCTTTTGATAGTCGCAAGTCCATTGATTATCAAAGTCTTGAATGGTCAAAACGAGTTGTGTTTGATCATCTGAAAAAGTATGATGTCCATATGATTATCGGAAATCACGACACATACTACAAATCAACCAATAGTGTGAACTCTCCTGGTCTTCTTCTTCAGACTTATTCAAATATCAAGACTTATAGTGAAGCAACAGAGATAACTATTGGTGGTCTTAAAATTATGTTCTTACCTTGGATCAATCCAGAAAACCAAGAGGATACTTTAACTAAAATCAAAAAGACTAAAGCAAAAGTTGCGATGGGTCACCTAGAACTTCAAGGGTTCCGTGTGAATCGCAATTTGATTATGGAGGAGCATGGACTGGACTCGGATATTTTTAAGAACTTCACAAAAGTATTTTCTGGGCATTACCATACTCGTTCTGACAATGGACGTATCTTCTATCTTGGTAATCCTTATGAAATGTATTGGACGGATGTGAATGATACTCGTGGGTTTCATATTTTTGATACAGAAACACTAGAGCATACTCCAATTAACAATCCTTATAAATTATTTTATAATGTCTACTATGAGGATACTCCATATCAGTTATTTGATGCGACTGAATATGAGAATAAGATTGTCAAGGTGATTGTTCGTAAAAAATCAAAACCCAAAGATTTTGAGAAGTTCATTGACAAACTTTATACTGTTGGAGTTCAAGATCTTAAAATCATTGAGAACTTTGATATTCAAGAGAATGAGGAGTTTGAAGTTGATGAAGAAGAAAATACAATGTCAATTCTAAATCGTTATATTGACGAAGCAGAATTTGAGTTTGACAAAAATATTATCAAAGGCATTTTCCAAGATCTTTACAGGCAAGCTTGCGAAGTAGAGTAAATGTTTCTTCTTACCCTCAGAGATAGAAAAGACGACGGTGCTTATGCCGTTCAAGATCAATATGGTCAGAAAGTTCTTTTTCTCTTTGAGGAAGAAGATGATGCTACTCGGTATGCCCTTCAATTAGAAGATCAAGAAGAAACTGAAATGGAAGTTGTTGAAGTTGATGATGAGCTTGCCATAAAGACTTGTAAACTTTACAACTATAAGTATGCAGTCATAACTCCCGATGATATTGTAATTCCTCCAAAAAATGTTAGTATTTCACAAGAATGATATTATAATAGTATAAGTGTTATAAATAAAAGAAAGTTATTATACTAGTATATGAAAACACATAAGATATGCTCTGGTTGTGGAGAAAATAAAACTGTGGAAGAATATAATATCCAACGACAGGGTAAAAAAGGACCCGTTTATTTCGGTAAGTGTAGATTGTGTTTATCTGCTTATAGTAAGAAGAAATATAAAGAGTCCGATCCAGAAATCCTAAGACAAAAAAGGAGAAAAAATCCTTGTAATAATACAGAATGGCGCAAAAAACACAAGTTAAAAAAACACTATGGATTGACATTACAAGATTTTTTTGCTATGCTGCTGAAGCAGGATAATAAGTGTAAAATCTGTAAATGTGAAATGAAAAATCCCCAAGTGGACCACTGCCATAAAACTGGTAAAGTGAGAGCACTTTTATGTTTTCCCTGTAATTCTTCTCTCGGAGCTTTGAAGGAGAATACCAATACACTTTATAATATGATTTCTTATATTAATGATTACATTTAGGAAAATTCGTTATCGCAATTTCCTCTCAACGGGAAATCAGTTCACAGAAATTGACTTTGAAAAAAATCATACAAACTTAATCATCGGAACCAATGGTGCGGGTAAGTCCACGGTTCTTGATGCTTTGACCTTTGTTCTTTTCAACAAACCATTCCGTAAGATCAATAAACCTCAGTTAGTCAATACAACTAATGAGAAAGATTGTTTGGTTGAAATTGAGTTCACTGTTAACAGCAGAGATTATTTGGTTCGGAGGGGAATCAAACCAAATATCTTTGATATTGAGGTGAATGGTAATCCTCTGCACAAGGAAGCAGATGACCGTGCTAATCAAAGAATCTTAGAAGAAAATATCCTTAAAGTAAATTACAAATCTTTCACTCAAATTGTGATTCTGGGTAGCAGCACTTTTGTGCCGTTTATGCAACTTGCTACCGCACATCGTCGTGAAGTGATTGAAGATCTTTTAGATATCCGTATTTTCTCTGCAATGAATGCTCTGATTAAAGATAAGATTCGTGAGAAGAAGGATCAGGTTAAGTCTTTAGAGTTGAAAAAAGAAACTCTCAAGGACAAGATGAAGATGCAGCAAGAGTTCATTGAAGAACTTGAGAATCGTGGAAACGCCAATATTAATACCAACAAAGAAAAGATTGCCAAGTTGGACCAAGAAGTTGGCATTTATATGGGTGAGATCGCTATAACTGAAGAGTCAATTTTTAAGTTTGTGAAAGAGCAGGAAGAAGTCGTTGGTGCTGGCGACAAGTTAGTAAAACTAAACAATCTGAAGGGTAAAATATCTCAAAAGGTAACTGGTATTACCAAAGAGCATAAGTTTTTTACAGAAAATACGGTCTGCCCTACCTGTACTCAGACTATAGAAGAAGAGTTTCGGTTAAATAGAATTACAGACGCTCAAAATAAAGCAAAGGAACTCCAGAAAGGTTATCAAGATCTAGAGGAGACTATAAAAGTAGAACAGGAGAGAGAGCGTCAATTCATTGTACTTTCCAAGGAGATTACGAAACTCAATCATGAGATTTCTCAAAACAATACTCGGATTAGCCTCAATCAGAGACAAATCAGAGACCTTGAATCTGAAATTCAAACTATTACCCAAAACCTTGCAAACCGAAATACTGAGCATGAGAAGTTAGAAGAATTTCAAACCAATCTCCAAAAAACATTCGAAGACCTCTCAAAGAAAAAAGAAGAAATCGTTTATTACGATTTTGCCTACTCCTTACTCAAGGACGATGGTGTAAAAACGAAGATCA